GGCGATGTTAGTGCTTCATTGTCTCGTTCGTATATGTATTCAGAACGACTGCATAAGTTCTTGGGTCGAATACTTATGCCCGCGTTTGCGGAAATTTGTTTAATGCTATGCAAAGGAAAACATGATTCCTGAGTTTACTGTCCGGTAGTTCTTGGGTAGACAGCAAACGAGTTTGTAGTGCCGGCGGTTGGTGAGGTGATCTGAGCGAAATTGTAGATGGTTTGGGTGGCAGAGATCGAGAGGCCGGTGAGTGTTGTTCTTCCTGCATTGCCGGTTGGGGCGGTTGCTTGGAAGACTTGCTGGAAGACGGCTGCGCCGTTCGGTAGGCTGGCAAGTTGTGAGGTCCAGGTACCGAAGTACTTCGCGCTGACTGATCCAGCGGGATAGTTGAGCGTGAGCACATTGCCGTTGACAGACCAGTTGGCTGCACCTGTGGTGGGTGTGAAGAGCTGGTCGGAGAGGGAATTGTTGACACCGTAGAGAGCCTGAGTCACATTGGCAAGACCCGATTCCAGAGGGGAGTAGGTGTTGCCTTGGAAGCTGACGTTGTACTTGAAGGAGACTTTGAGTGGGACTTCGGTGGTGCCGGGGGAACCGTTAGATATGATGAGGAAGGTTCCGTTAGAACGGTCTGAGATGTCCGTGTCCTGGACGAACTTCCAAGGGTTGGTGGTAAGCTTCCAACTCGCTGAGACAGAGGCGATGGCTTTGTCTTGGAGGTGGAGGTTACGCTGGGAAGGCGCCGAGTTGACAACGCGCAAGAGTGCGGTGGGATCAGAAGGTAGGTCGTTGGGATCCGGGTCAGGTATGTAGGCGCAGGAGACAGAGGAGGTTGAGAATGCATTGCCGAGCGATTCGACGTGCATGGAAATTTGGCCTTTCCATTGTTTGTATTGGGAGGCGAAGACGGAGAGGCGGGGGAGTTGCATCGGGTTGACTTCCAAGGAGAAGAGGGAAGCGCCGATGCTGGAGGTGGTTGGTACCGTAACGAAAGAGAGAAATTCTTCTCCGATCTCACGGTGGATGCGGCCCGCGCCTCTGGTGTTCTGACGTACCGCATTACGTCTTTTGTTTGGTTTTCTCTTGACAAGAGAGAGAGCGGCCATGGCAGCAACAGCTCCCTTGAGCTGGTTTGAACGTGTTGGTCGTTTGAACGGCCCAACTCGTTTTCGGGATTGGGTGGAAATTGCTTTGCGTGTTGGAGAGCGCATGGTTCTGATTTGAATAGAATACCCGGTTAGATTGAGCTGAAGAGAGCCCCCAAGATGCGGGTGGAAACGGGGATTTTGTTGCGTGAGGGACTGATATAGGCGCTGACGCTGCCATCGGTTTGAAGGGTGAGGAATTCATTGGTATGGTGGCCTTTTGGGTGGTACCTGTTTTCAAGTTGTACGTGGTACTCCTGATTGCTATGGTTGAAATATGCGTCAGCGACTTTCCGTGGTTCGCGAGTGATTGGATGAATAACGT